ATAGTATAATTTTTTATAATTTTTATTTTTAAAAATGATATCTTCATTTTCTCTAAATATTGATGGGGAAAATCTTATAAATTCTTCATAGTTATTACTTTCTTCATTATTTTCAAAATCTTTTTCTGAATAGTTATAAACTTCATTTATAGATTTTACTTTTTCAAGATACTTTGAAAAGCGATTCCTATTTCTTTTTTCATTATGTTCTCTTTTATTTAATGTTCTATCAATTATATTTTTTTCTTTATTGGACAGAACATCTATAAATTTATAAAAATTATCTTTATTTATAGTGTAATCATCTTCAATAAGATAAAATAAACCAAAATGTTCCGAATGAAGGTCAGAATAAGACCTCCTTAAAAGTTCTTCTCCACCATATCTCATTAAATTACATGGACTTGGAATGACAAAATCATTTCCTAATAAGAAACTATAAAACAAATAATCGGTTAGTATTCTATTATCATCTATTATGAATTTCGTATCTGGATCTATATCTTTTATCTCTTCTACGAGATATCTTTTGAGTAAGTTTATCTGTAAATAAATGTAATTACAGCTTAATCCTTCAATATTATATTCTGTTCTTTCTCTTAATAGTAGAATATTTTGTTTTCTTATCATCGATAACATGATAAGGTCAGCATCCAAACCATATACAACACATACACTATTATCATCTACATTTGTATCTAAAAAATCCATTATCTTATGTTCTCCTTCACCTGGTTCATTCGAATCTGATAAAACTGTTAAAACATCAAACTTTTTTATTTCTTTTTCTAAAAATTTATTGAGCCTTTTCATAAAAGGAGTTCCTGGTGTAATTTGATTTGTATCCCATATCTTCTTTTCTTTTGAAGATTTAAGTCTTCTTTGTCTTTGTTGTTCCATTTTCATTCTTGGTGCAGGTCCATCAATAGCGATATAAATTGTATCTGTAACACCAGTAATCTTTATACATTCGTTTATTTTTTCCAAAATGGCTTCAAACATTTCTTTTTCGTTTGTTTTTCCAGCACAACATGGATGTATTGCGCAGTTTAAATCGAAAAGTAAGTGATTTACTCTTTTATTTTTTGCTTCATAAATTGTTTCGGGATGTCTTTGAATAATACCTTTATAGTATAGTGGGATACCCATAATCTGATGTTACTTATATAGCGTCTTTTATTTTTATATACTAAAATAAAATATATATAAGAATATATAGAATGGATAATCTTTCAAACCCTTTAAATCTTTTAGCAACTAACATGTGCTCTCCAATGGTAATTTACATTGTATTCGTAGTTGTAACTGGTATAGCTCTTTTTATGACGCGTTCTGCTCTAAAAAGATACAACACTGAAAAGATGGATACTCTTTTCAACTTTCATTTGATGAATGAAATAAAAATGATAATTATTATGGGTGCTGTAATCTACGGTTTATGTCAATATAATCAGGTAAATCTCGCATGGATATTCTTGATATTCCCAGTAATCTATGTTATCTTAAAGAATATTTTGATTTTTGTCCCTGTATCTTCTGCGAATCAAAATGCCCCTGTAGCGAAGAATTTTGAAGAAGCTGAAATGATGAAACAAATTCAAAAAGAAAATCTTCAGCAACAAATTATTCAGCAACAGCAAGAAACTCAAGCTGAACGTAAAGGTTTTATGGAAACCCCTGTTGTAAATAAGGATATTGGTGGTCTTGGAGGAGGTTTCTCTCCACCTCTCAATGCTGGATTAAGTGGTAATGATCCAATGATGAACGGTAATATGATGGGATTTTAAATATTTAATATAGTTAAATGGAAAGACATCAATATATACTAATTTTTTTGTATTTATTTTTAGCACAGTCTATTTATATCTTGTATAAATATGAAAATATACCAATTATATACATTATAATTATAGGATTTCCTATGGTAAAAGCACTATTTGATTATAGGGTTTGTAGTATGGCTTATGCGGAATGTAAGATAAGGGGTATAAAAAGAGAAGATTCATTAGTAAATATGTTTTTAGATCCAATGGTTGATTTAAGATACAGTGATCATATCTATCCACTATTTATTATTAGTTTTTCAATACTTTATATTTCTATCGTAAGATATTTAAAAACATATATTATTAAGTTATAGTATGAAAGGATACCTTTCCTTCGATGTTGGTATTAAAAACTTAGCCTATTGTAAGTTGGATGAAAATAAAGTGATTCAAAGTTGGGGTATTATTAATTTAAACGAAAACCCTCAATGTGATGTTCACCTAAAAAAAAGATGTGAAAAACAATGTTCATATATTGTAACTGGAGATGATAAAGTAAAATATTGTTGTACAGCTCATAGTAAGAAATTTCCTAAAAAGAAAAAATTAAATACAAATCACGATTTAATGAAGATATCACAATTATGTGTTTCAAAACTAAGACAATTAGATTTAAATGGTGTAACACATGTTCTTATAGAAAATCAACCAGCTTTAAAAAATCCTGTTATGAAGAGTATTCAAATGATAATTTATACATTCTTTGTTATGGATGGGGTTATGAAAGAAGAGTCAAGTATAGAAACTATTCATATGGTAAATGCCCGTAATAAGTTAAAAGTTTATAAAGGACCTCCTATTGAATGTAATAAGAAGGGTAAATACGCTCAAAATAAATATTTAAGTGTTGAGTATACAAAAGAGATGATTAAAGATGATGATGAATGTTTTATCAAACTTTTTTCAGAATCAAAAAAGAAAGATGATTTAGCTGATGCTTATCTTCAAGGTATTTATTGGATTGAAAAATAAATTTGAAGATATCTTTTGTAGTTAATTAAAGAAACTATGACGATTTGTTCATCAACATGTCATATATGTTTAGAGGAACTTGATTTTGATCTACGATATTTGAAAAAGAAATGTTGTCCTACAGAAGCATTCATCTGTAATGAGTGTTGGGAGAAAATAATGAACACTGAAGAGATAGTTCAGTGTCCTTTATGTAGAAAGAGGATAAAGAGTGATAAAGTTGTCCCTGTAAGTGCTATAACCGTTTCAAGAGATATAGAATCTCAGGTAATGAGAACGAGAAGAGAATCTATTTCAAGGAAAGAGAAGATAAAAAAATATTTTATATATTATGTTTTGATAACAATCTTAGGAGCAACTGGTATTTTAATATCTGTTTATTTCCTACATCCACCTACAACTACATTTGAGGATGAATTCTTGTACTTAGCACTGAGGCCATTCTTTTGGATAATGTCAAGTGTGTATGGGATGTTCTTCATGATGTTATTTGATTTACTTTTCGACAGAACCTTGATCGTCCGGATGAGAGGAAGGTCTTAGGAGCATATATGTAACGGAGAAAAGTATTAGATAGAGTATGATTCTTTTTTCTGTTGATACTTTAAAGTGATCTAAAACATTGTCTGAAACACCAAATGCTGAAATGTAGATTAATAATCTGTAAAGGAAGTCTTTATCCATTTAATAACCTCTATATTATTTTTTGTGACTAGCGTTTAATTTTCGTTTTATAAATATTTAAAGAATTTATTTCATAATAGAGAATAATGGAAAACAGTGTATTGTTAACTTCTCTTCAAAACTATTATGCCGATAATAAAAATGCTTCAAAATTACTAGAAATACTTAAAGAAGAAAATAAGATTTCTTTAAGGATTATTGATTGGTTTGTAACAAATTACTCAAAAAAAAATAACATCTATTATACTATCTTTGAAACACCTACAAAAAAGAAAACATTTGTTCCAGAAAACAATAAAATTTTAAAACAGTTTAATACATATCATGCGTATAAATCACAATTAAAGTCATTTTCAAAAAAGAAGTTTGATCCATTTTGTCGAAGAGATCGTATTGTTTTTTATTGTAATGGTAGTGATATAGAGACTACAGTAGGTCAATTAAATTTTTTTAAATGGGCTATAGATAATCTTATTATTGATTATATTAAAAACAATTATAATGATATTGAAAATGATATGAATACATGTTATAATTCTGTAAAAATACAAAAAAGAGAAAAGAAAGAAAAAAATGAAAGGAAACGGAGACAAGAACTATCTAAATCTGCGTCACGAGGTTTAAACAGTAATAATATGAAAGTAGTTCTTGATTTTAATTAAATTATAAACTTTCTAACTTTCTCAATGATTTGAAGTAGATAATAATAACAATAAAATAAAAATATGTTCATTATGATGAATATATAGATGACTTTATATTATATTTTTATGCATTATCTTCTAAAAATATAACAGAACAGGGCACTTCCGGGAATCGAACCCGGGACCTCTTGCACCCAAAGCAAGAATCATACCACTAGACCAATGT